TATATTACTATGGAGATGGCAGAAGAGCGTATTGCAGAACGTATTGACGCTAATCTTCTAAACATACCTATTGATCAACTTGAGAATATAGCTAAGCCTATCTTTAAAAGTAAAGTAGATGCTATTGCTTCTAAAACTAATGGTAAGTTAATTATAAAAGAGTATCCAACTGGCGCTGCTAACTCTGGTCATTTTAGAGCACTTCTTAATGAACTTAAACTAAAACGTAATTTTGTACCAGAAATTATCTTTATTGATTATCTAAATATATGTTCTTCAGCTCGTATGAAGGCCATGGGAGGGTCGATTAATTCCTATACATACATTAAAGCAATTGCTGAAGAGCTACGCGGACTTGCGGTTGAGTTCAACGTACCGATCGTCTCTGCAACGCAGACGACTCGCTCTGGTTATACTAGCTCTGATCCTGGGCTTGAAGATACGTCCGAGTCTTTTGGATTACCCGCTACAGCAGACTTAATGTTTGCTCTTATTAGTTCAGAGGAACTAGAGCAGCTAGGTCAGATTATGGTTAAACAACTTAAGAATAGATACAACGACCCATCTAGATTTAAGCGATTCGTAGTAGGGGTAGATAGAGCTCGTATGAGATTATTTGACGCTGATAATCCTGAAGAAGGAGTTGTAGATGATTCACCTGCTTTTGACAAATCGCAAATGAATGAACGCTTTAAAGATTTTAAAATGGAGTAAATAATGGCTAAACGAAGAAATACAGGAGACAGTAGTGCTTCTAAAGGAGAACGAAAATCCTCAATGAGTACAAAAGGTATTGGTATTAACCAGGCAATTAAAGTCAATCGGAAGATGGATGCTCTTCGTAAAGGTAAGGATGTGGTATTTACTATGTCGAATCCGAATAAAGCAGAAACTAATAAACCTTTCGTAAAGGTAAAAGTCTCTGGTAAAAACTATCTTAAATATGGATCAGGTAATTAATGATGAAAGCTACTTTAATATCGTATAGTCAGCCTATGCGTCATATTCATACTGGAGAACCTGGCATTATGGGTCTTGAAAACATTCAAGACCTTATAGCATATTGTGCAAGAGTATCTAATCCATCCAATCAAGCCAACACTAAAACAACGCCAAAGCTACTTGAGTATCTTATTAAGCATAAGCATTGGAGTCCATTTGAGATGGCTTCTGCTTGTATTGAGATTGAAACGACACGTGATATAGCCAGGCAGCTTCTTCGTCACAGGTCATTTTCTTTCCAAGAGTTTTCTCAGCGATATGCAGATGTTAGAGAGTTGGATGATACCGTAGTAATTCGTAAAGCAAGGTTACAAGATCCTAAGAACCGTCAAAACAGTTTAATTACAGATGATACTAACTTACATATTGCCTGGGAGCAACATCAACGCACTGTTTGGCAGGCTGCTATGACAGCTTATAATTGGGCGATAGATAATGGTATCGCTAAAGAACAAGCTAGAGTCGTGCTACCAGAAGGTAATACCGTATCAAGATTATATGTGAATGGTACTATTAGATCATGGATACATTATATCGAACTTCGTTCATCGAATGGTACTCAAAAAGAGCATATCGATTTATCCTTAGAGGTAGCTGCAGCTATAGCTAAAATTTATCCATCTATCAATAATTTCATAGGAGAGTAAAAATGGGCCGAGTAATTTCTACATACTATAAAGACGAGTCAGATACTGATGATTATTGTGAAGTAAAGCTTGATTCTAAGAACGAAATGTTCTATATTAAGTATTATAATGGTCTTAATAATGCTCTGAAGTTTGAAGAAGAGTATCCTGGTAAATCTTTAGCATATGTAGAATCTGCAGCAGAAAATTGGGCCCTTGGAGTTAAACAATTAGAAAGAGGACAACTTGGCTTACTATAGTACAAAACGTTATGGACATAATATTGGATTAAGCGCTTGCTTCCGGCAACCAAGCGCTGATTCTCATTGTAGATTCTTACATGGATACTCTCTTGCTTTTAAGTTTGTATTTGCATGTAAAGAGTTAGATGAGCGCAACTGGGTAGTTGATTTTGGTGGCTTGAAGCCGTTGAAGAGATGGTTAGAAAATAACTTTGATCATAAGGTAGTCTTATCTCAATCTGATCCTCATCTTAAAACCTTTAAGATTTTAGAAGGTAAAGGATTAGCTGAGTTAAATATTGTACCAGCGGTTGGGGTTGAGTCATTTGCTAAGATGGCATTTATGGAAGCAGATAAGATAGTTAAAAGAATGACTAGCAATAGATGCTGGGTAGTGAGCGCTGAGTGCGCAGAACATGGAGCTAACAGTGCAATCTATCAACCGTGAATCTTGGACTATACCTGTTGTAGATGCAGGTGACGGGGAGCTTGGATTTGAGCTCCCTGATGACGTTATGGACCAGTTGAACTTATCTGTAGGTGATGTTATAATATGGGAAGAAACAGCAAACGGCTGGTCGTTGAGGAAAAAAGATAATGACGGATAAAAAATATACCTATAGCGAAATCTTTCATTCTATTCAAGGTAAAGGACATTACACAGGCGTACCTACAGCATGGATTAGATTCTTTCTGTGTAACCTACAATGTGATGGCTTCGGTCAGACGCACCCTACAAAACCGGAAACATATGAATTACCATATGCTGACTTTGATGCTCACTCTGTAAATCGAGTAGAAGATCTACCTGTATGGTCTAAAGGATGTGATTCATCCTATACTTGGTCTAAGAAGTTTAAGCATCTTATGGGTCAGGCTACCGGAGCAGAGCTAGCAGAGAAGCTTACAAGTTGTATGAAGAATGAGCATAACCCAGAAGGTTGGTTTCGACATCCGCTATCTCTACAACATAATCATCTATGCATTACTGGTGGTGAGCCATTAATGAAGCATGCTCAGAATGCTTTTATTGACATCTATAACACACTAAGAGATATGCCTGGCGGTCCTATGAGAGATACTCATTTCTATAGTTCAGATAATCTACCAGCATCAGTTACTTGGGAGACTAATGGAACTCAGAAGCTATCTAATGAGTTTAAAGATGCAGTAAACTCTCCTCTGTTTAAACCTGAAGCATTCTTTTCTGTATCTCCTAAGCTATGGACTGTTGCTGGAGAGAAGAGAGAGAAAGCTATTAAACCTGAAATCGTAAAAGAGTACTATGATGTTTCTAAGAATGGTCAGTTAAAGTTTGTTGTAGGTCAGACAAAAGAAGAATGGCAAGAGCTTGATGAAGTAGTTAATTTATTTCGAGAAGCAGGAGTAGATTACCCTGTATGGATTATGCCTACGGGCGCAAGAGAAGAGGAGCAACAAGCTACCGCAGGTGATGTAGCAAAGATGGCATTTGAAAGAGGCTATAATGTCTCTGGAAGAATGCATGTATACTTATTTGGAAACGCAATTGGAACATAGAGGCCTTCCTCTATTAAAAAACTAGGATAAAATATATGAAGATATCAGATACTATTAAAGATAGAATCGACGCAGCTGGGATTCGCTACTGGGCAGGAGATAATATCTCATCAGTATTAGAAGAAGGAGATACAGACCTCCTTATCGATGAAGCAGCAGAGAAGTTCGAAGCTGTACTAGATAGTCTTGTAATTGATCGTGCAAACGATCCGAACTCAATGGATACTGGTCGTAGATTAGCTAAGATGTATATCAATGAGATTATGTCAGGGCGATATCATCCAGCGCCTAAAGCAACTGCATTCCCTAATGATGGTGAGGATGGGTACACAGGAATGATTGTAATACGTTCTGAGTTACGATCAGTATGTTCGCATCATCACCAACCAGTAGCAGGAGTAGCCTATATCGGTATTATTCCTGGAGAGAAAGTAATAGGATTATCTAAGTATACTCGTATTGCTCAGTGGTGTGCTCGCAGAGGTACTCTACAAGAAGAACTAGCTAATGATATCTGTAAAGAGATTCAGAAGGCTACCGAGTCAGAAAATGTAGGTGTTTATATTCAAGCTACTCATGGCTGCTGTGAAAACAGAGGCATTATGGCTCACAGCTCTCTTACTCAAACAACCGTTCTTAAAGGTCATTTCCTAGATGATAATATGACTACTAAGAAAGAATTCTTTGATAATATTAAATTGCAACAATCGTTTGCACCAAAATAAGGTTAACTATGAGACTTGAAGAAGATATTAAGCTAGATTATAAAGATGTGCTTATACGTCCTAAACGTAGTACACTTTATAGTCGTCAGCAAGTAAAACTAGAACGCAAGTATCAGTTTAGACATTATGATCATGATATTGCAGAACCATTGCCTGGAGAATATCACTACGAAGGTATACCTATTATGGCCGCTAATATGGACGGAGTAGGTACTTTTGAGATGGCGGACAAGTTAGCTGAGCTTAATATTTTCTCTTGTCTAGTTAAAACTTATAATGTAGATGATTTAATTAAATATTTCGAAGGACCAATAGAACGCACAGAGTGTGTAGCTATGAGTATTGGTTCTAGTGATGCTGATTATAAAAAACTATTTGAAGTAAAAAAAGAAAGTGATAATAGGTTAAAATATGTTTGTATAGATATTGCAAATGGATACAGTGACCATTTTGCAACACATGTACGAAAAGTAAGAGATGAGTTTCCAGATCTGGTAATTATTGCTGGTAACGTAGTAACACGTGAAATGACAGAGGAGTTAATTTTAAGTGGAGCAGATATTGTTAAGGTTGGCATCGGGCCTGGGAGCGTTTGCACAACTCGTATTCAAACTGGTGTGGGTTATCCTCAGCTTAGTGCTGTTATTGAGTGTGCTGATGCTGCTCATGGTCTTGGCGGACACATCATCGCTGATGGAGGATGTACTACTCCAGGTGATGTTGCTAAAGCCTTTGCTGCCGGTGCTGACTTTGTAATGCTAGGAGGCATGTTAGCAGGGCATGATGAAGGTGGGGGTGAAGTAATAACTAAAACATATGAATCGAATGAACTTCTTGATGAAGGAGATGGGTATTATGCTCCAGTTTATGATAAAAAACAGTTTGTGCAATTCTACGGTATGAGTAGCGAAAGTGCAAACGATAAGCATTTTGGTGGTTTAAAAAACTATCGTTCATCAGAAGGTAGAACAGTTTTAGTTCCTTATAAAGGACCAGTAGCCAATACTATACAAGAGATATTAGGAGGTATAAGAAGCGCTTGTACATACACAGGAGCCCTTAAACTTAAACAACTGAGCAAATGCGCTACGTTTATCCGATGTACCCAAACTCATAACTCTGTATATGAATCTTCTACTATAGGAAAATAATTTAATTTTCCTGAAATAACAGTTGCACTTAATACAAAAAGAGTATATAACTATTATATCAAATGAAGGAGAATAGTTATGCAATTATCATTTAACCGCGACATTAAAGAAAACGTAGCTCGCTTTGACGTTATCAAAGAAGGAGAAATCGTTGCTTCTGTAGATCAGTACTTTGATTATGGTGATACTCTTTGCGAAGTGGAAGTTGTATCTGGTGAATTAACTAATGAAGAAGTTGATCTTATCTTTGAAGATGGCTGTGTGGAGTATATCTAATGGCTAAACTTTGCAGTGAGCCTGGATGTAATTACTTTAGTCGTAACGTTGGTAGACGCAAAGATGGAACTATAAGATATGGTAAGCACTGTAGTTATCATAATACAATTAAATACGATCTAGGAGGAAGAAGCTATCTTAAAAATCGAAAAGATTACTGTGAAAATATTGA